GTGTCAGCAGATGTCTTGTGAGATGAATTGATCGCCTGTAAAGTAGGCAATTCAGTTGACTCATCTGGTCTCGTAAATGTCATTGTTACTGTATACGCCATTGTTTTTCCTTTAGTTAAACTGTACTTACTATCTTATTTATAAGAGTTTAATCGTCTAAATAATGCTTTACGGTATTTTTGTCGTGTTCTGAGAGCGCTATAATGCCGTAGTGTAATACCTTCATAAGATCCTTTCTATGGTCCTCTGTGGTGCCTTTTCTACCATATCGTTGTGCGTATTTCAGAATGTTTCCAATTGTAAATCCAATTCCATGTCCACAATCACTAATAAATTCTGTGGATTGAAATTTGTTTCTGCTGTAATGTCCAGAGTATGTCTTGTCGATATACGATTGGAGCTCCCTAATGAGAGCTCCTTCGTTGAACTTATACTCTGGCGTTTTATTCTTCGCCATCTTCATGTATCTCCTGTTCTGCATTTTCTTCCATCTGCTGTTCTAATTCAACAGTTGGATCAACCTTGGCATACAAATCAATGAATGCCTCTTTTGTGTCTTCGTCGAACCTATTAACACAAAGTTGAACAGCCTTTTGCTTGTCCTTGAACACTGCAAAAGCGTTAACAATGTGCTCCAACCTACGAGTTGAAATAAGTTCGTCGATGGCACCTTCGTAATATGTTTTACGAATAACATCACTCCAAGTAACAAGGTGTGTCGCGAAGTCTTGGTCTACATTGTTGACCTTTTCCATCTTCTTAACAATAATCTTCTTCTCGGTAGCCATTGTAGGGTACTCCTGCTCGACTGTGATTGCAAACCTTTCAAGGAATGCCTCGTCGAGTATGTTGGCAGAAATAAATTTGCCATCATCTGAACCTCGACCCTTAGTATTGGCCGTGGCCACTAAGTTAAATCCAGGAGCAGGAGTTACGGTTTCGCCAGTCTTCTTGTTGAAGTAAGGCTTCCCCTCAAGGATGGCTTGTAAGCACATCAGCTTGTTCGAACCCCTATCCACTTCATCAAGTATGAGAACAGCGCCCCGCTTCATCGCGGTGAGGACGGGCCCTTCTCTATAGACGACATTACCGTCAACTAGTGTATTGCCACCGATTAAATCATCCTCATCAGTTTCAATACTAATATTTACTCTAATAGCCTCACGCTTTAGGTTTGCACATACTTGTTCAACCATTGTAGTCTTACCATTACCTGATAAGCCTGAAATGAATATTGGGTAGAACATGCTAGTGCTAAGAACTGTTTTCAAGTCCTTGTAAAATCCAAATGGTACAAAAGTAGCATCTTTTCCTGGGATAAGATCGTCTACTTCTACAGCTAATTTAGCTTGTACCAACACCTGTGGAGCTTGGGTTTCAACCACTGCTAAAGGTGCTTGTTGAGCCTGTTCAATGGGCTGTGCCTGAGCAACCTGTCCACCAAACATACTGGTTAAATTATAAACGCCTCTGTCAACTTTGACTTCTGGCTTGCCGTTCACCAACCATGCTGGGAAACCTAAGCCTATTGAGCTAGCTGTTTCGATGATTTGTTTACGGGTAAAAACTCCAGTACCGTTGTCCTGTGACTGTAGGGTTTGGATTAAGTTTTCTCTATCTATTGCTTTCATTATATAAGTCCTCACTTTTATTATTTAATATACATGTATTATGCACTCTGGCGAACCAAGAGTCAAGCATTTTATTACATTCTTTTGAAATCTTTTTCTCCCTTAGAGGGGCTATGGCAGGGGCTAAATCCAGGGTACCTAGTGTATTACCTGGTACTAGACCACCCCTTAGAGGGGTGCTAGTAGAGCCGTTTTCTAGTAGTTCTATCATCTAAGCTACCATATCGATGATTTGGTTAAGGAATGTTCTAGAAGTCTTCTTGCCTTTGTTGAAGTTTCTGAAACCTCTAAGTAAGTCTCCTTTCTTATTAGACTTAACAGTTAACTCTTTGTTCTCAATCTTAAGATCATCTCTGCCTTTAAGAAGGAACCTAGCGTCGTATCCAAATTTAGGAGTAGTAACTGCAAACTTCTTGGCAAGTACATCTTTCCATACATTCTCAATCCAATCGCTGGACATATAGTAATCTGCTTCTTTACCTTCATCCATCCAAACATCTGCTTGATGTTCTGAGTGGAAGGCATCTCTTTTACCGTCAACAATGTGGAAGTTGATTAGTGTAGAGCCAGTAACTCTTTTGTAATGTTCTAAGAGTGTCTGTGTAGTAACATTATCTCTTCTGGAGTAACCATCTTTCTGTGGAAGTCTAGTTACTATTGGACCGTCTTTAATAGCAATCTGATCTGAGTATACACTATCAGTTCCTACTCTGTCCTCAGAGTCTCTTTCTGCTTTTCTGTATGTAACACCGTCTGTAGCACCACCGTCTGTTAAGAATATTGTAGTAAGTAATTCTACATTGTATTTCTTTTGGAAAGTCTTAGCCACTTCAGTTGCTAGTATTACTGCTGAATTAAGAGGTGTGCCTCCTAGTCTAAAGTATTCGTTACTGATATTTCCATGGTAAGGGTTATCATTATTATAAACATCTGAGTAATATCTACCTCTACCATAACCTATTTTCATAAGTAATAAGTATGACATTGCGTTGATGAAATCTGTTTTCTTACATGTTGAGCTTAACATATGAACAAGTGCAAAATTCTCATCCGTCATTAGGATTTCGCCGTCTTCTACATTCTGCATTGCCTTTTTGTTCATGTCTCTATTCTCACTCCAAGGACTAGTAGACTCTCTAGTATCATAATCATATGGACGATTGTTTGAGAAACCATATACATCAAATGGAATGTTAACTTTTCTGCAGAACATTGCCATATTCATCATCTGTTCTAGAGTACCTTCCATTTGTCTGTGCATGCTACCTGATAAATCAACATACATTATGATACCATGATTCTTACCGTTAGGAACAATCATATTCTTTTGGAATAAATCCTCAGTCAATTTGTAAGCCCAAAGCTTGTCCTCATTAAGATCACCTGACTTAGCTTCTCTAGCCTTCTTGTTAGCAGCTGCTGCTTTTTTAAGTTCAAACTGTTGAGCCATGGATGCTATTACTGGAGCTGTGTCCTTAAGAAACTCTTGATATAACTTAGAAGCTATGCCTTTAAGTTCTGAGTTAGGAACTTCTTTATCGTCATAACCATAATATTCATCGCTAGTCTTTGTAACTTCTGATAATTCAATTGATTTTTCCCAATCATATAGTTCGTCCATTGAAACAATCCAGTCTTTAGACTTGAACATTTTCTGAGGGCTAATGTATTGGATTGGTTTAGCGTCTACATCAACAAGTTCTGATTCGTTTCTTCTAAACTCCTCATCTGTAATTGATTTTTGGCCTTCGTTGTCTAGGAAGCCATGCATCTTTTCAACTTCTTCAATAGCTTCTTTAAGCTCTTCTTGTTTCTTTTTGTTTTCTTGTTTGTCTTTGGCAAAAAGTTCTTCAGCTTTTTGTTCTGCTTCCCATTCTTTTTGTCTACGAGCTCTTTCTTCTTGGCGTTTTAGTTGTTCTGCTTCCCATTCTTTCTCGTTTCTTTTTAAGTACTCTTCTTCTGTCTCGTCTTCGCCTTGTGAACCGCCTGGAGTACCTGGCTTAGGGTTACCCCATTCATCTTTAGTATCGTCTTCCTCACCTTCGCCTTCGCCTTCACCCTCGCCATCTTCTGACTCTTCTTCTTTCTGGTGAGCTGGTTGATAGTCGTCCCATGAAGGTTGTTGTTCTTGAGCATCATTCATTTCTGACATTAAATCATCTAACATCTGTTGAAGTGGTTCTAGTTCGTCTTGTCTGTCCTCAGCTTCTTGTTTGGAAATGTCTGCTAGTTCATTAGCAAGTAACTCTACATCTTCCCATGTTTCAGTCTTTGCAACTCTGTCTAGGAAGTTCTGTTCTGTTTCTGTAAATTTAAGACCAAGTAAGTGTCCAATTTTAAAATGAAGATTTACTCTATCTACAAATGGAAGTTTGGTTAAGTCTCTATCCTTAACACCAAAAAAGTCTTTGTCGAATAATTCTTGGTAGCCTTTGTGGAATGACTTAACAAGTCCAGGATATCTTTCTTTTACTTTACGCTCAATTCTAG